GGTAAAATTTGGGTATTCTTGAAATAGGAACGCTTCGCTTGTTATTGGGGTGGACGGCAAACATACTAATGATTTCATAAGAGATAACAGATGTTTTAACACTTCTTCGCTATAAATTATAAGAAAACTCATTTTTATTTAGATAGTGTATTAAATACATCCTGTATTCGCAGAGTGCCTTTGTACTCTTTCCCCTATCATATTTCCTTAAATTTTCATCGTGTTTATAAATTCTTTGGATAGGGCGGGAGGCAGGTCACTTTGTTTAATTTTCTTTTTTTTCAAAAAAAAAAAGAAACAAAAAAAAGATATTCAGCAAATTAGAAGCAAATAAAAATACACTAATTTATTTTTAGTTTGTTCTTTTAAAGAAACTGTTTTGTTGTAGGCATAGCGCCTTCGGTGCGATGTTATTTTTGTCCTATAATATAATTGTACCCCGTAGTACATTTGCTCATTAAAAAAACAGATATGAGTAAAGTTATTAAACGCTCAGAAGTACTCAAACAAATGGAAACAAGGGAAAAAGTAAATGGAAAACCTAATTACTTCTCTATTCAATTTTATAAAAAAAACGGTGAATTGGTTATCTTACATAGAGCTAAGATAACCGGACTAAGAGCCAATATGAGTACAAATAGACTGCGAGGCATACAGGCAATCGATAACATGGATAACCCAATCGGACACATATACGCAGTATCAATTGACAATATCAGAATGTTTAACGAAATGCAAGTAGCAATTTAATGGATATAATATTCAACAAAGAAGGAACGCCGCTTTTGTTTCAAAGTAACAAAACATACGGACAGACACTTACAACTCGAAAAGATGTAAAGGAGGAAGTAAATAGTACTTTTTCTCACAATAATGTAGAGTACGCCTATTGGGGCAATAATAACCGATACCCCGAAGATGCGCTAAATATTATAGGCAAAACAGGTGTTCTCTCTACTGCACTAAATTATAAATGCCGCTGCTGTTTTGGGCAGGGAGTTTTGCCGACAAAACTTACCGGAGTTGATAACACCTACGAACCATTAAACGACAAAGAAGTACTCAATTATCTGCGTGGGTACTCATTTCGAGAATATCTATCAAGCGCCTTTCGCGACATCATTAAACTGGGTAACTGTTTCCCCGTTTTCGTTTTTAATCAAACCGGAAAAAAGATTTTAGCAGTTAAAATAGTCAACGGCCGACATTGTCGAATAAGTCTTGATAAAACAAAGCTTATTCTTTTCGGAAATTTTGCCCTTTCGCTTCCGGATAAAGATGCGCAGGTAATACAACTGCTTGACGAAAACGACCCCGCACTACACTTGCAAATACTTAAAGCACAAGGAAAACTAAAAGGGCAGTGTGTTGCCTTTCCAAGAATGCGCAACTATTTTTCTAACAACGATTTCTACGCTTTGCCCGACTGGGATACCGCTTGGCGTTCGGGATGGATTGAAGTAGCCCATAAAATACCAACCTTTCTCAAAAAAGCGTACAAAAATGCTATGTTTTTAATGTGGCATATACAAATTCCGGACTCGTTTTGGGAAAATAGATTTCCACTTGAAAGTTTTGAATCTACAAAACATAGAGAAAATGCTATTACTAAGTTTATAGAAGAATTTGAGGATAATCTAACCAGCGAAGAGAATCCGGCTAAATCTCTCACTACGGGTTACTCTGTTAGGGAAATGGGCAAGGTACCTGAAGAATGGAAGATTGACAGGCTTAAAAACACCATCGAAGCCGAAGAGCGCCTTTCTACATCGGCAGCTGCTAATAGTGAGATTCTGTTCTCACTGATGGTTAACCCTTCCGTGCTGGGTGCTGGGCTTCCGGGCGGTCCGTACAGTGGAAATGCCGGAAGCGGCTCAAATATACGGGAAGGGCTATTGGTCTCGCTTATTTTGAACTACATAGAAAAACAACAGGTGCTTGACCCTATCGAACTTATGTTTGAGTTTAACGGTATCCTTGATGTAGAACTCGTGTATCGCAATATCATATTAACCACACTTGACACAGGAAAATCAACAACAGAAAAACTCTCATGACACCGAAACTCTTTAAAGCAGAATTTAATACAAAAGCAGAAGAATTTAAAAAATTCCTGCCGGTAAATGTTACCACGTCCTTTCGGAGTCTTGCACCTTCTATAGCTTCATGCGAAAGCAAATACCTCATTCCTGTTTTAGGAGAAAGTTTATTTAACAAAATCTATGATTATTATCATGCTGAAAGTACAGACAATGAAGTTTTTGATACCTTGATTAGTATGTGTCAGCTTGCACTTATACGTCTTGCATTTTGGAGTGATTTTGATATTCTTTCCGTCTCTCTTTCAGACAAAGGAGCCTCTGACAACACAGGCGATGGGCGGCTTTACAGATACCAAAGAGAAGCAATTAAAGAGAATTTGAAAAATCAAGGGTTCGACTGTTTGGATGATATTCTTAAATTTTGCGAAAACTCTGTTGAAAAACTGCCTGAATTTAAAGAGAGTGAGTATTTTCTCAACGCTGCACTTTCATTTATAAAAACTACCAAAGATTTTAACGACATCTATTTTATCAATAATTCTCGACTTGTGTTTATAAGAATGAAATATTTTATAACATCGGTTGAAGAGTTAAAACTACCCCATCATTTAGGCGAGAAATTTTGTAAGGAGTTGCTTGAATCTGATGTGAAAGAAACAAAATTTTCACGCATTATTCCTTATATAAAAAGATATATAGTTTTTATGGCTATTGCCGAAGGCATTGCAGAACTGCACCAGTTACCTACTGAACGAGGGCTTATTTTCCATACGCAGATGGCTAATCGTGATTCAGAGGTGCAGGTATCTCCTGTATCGCAAAAGGAGTTAGAGCGCATAAGAAAAGAGTACTCTCAGAAAGCAGAACGCTATATGAACTCCGTAATTGATTATCTTAAGAAACACCCGAGCGATTATCCTACTTATTTTGAGTTTGCGGGAGACAATGCGCCCCCTTCCAAAATAATACGAAGAGACAACACCAACAAAAAAATATTCTTCACTCAATAATTATGACTTGCAACCCGGATTTTAATTCTTCAAAACATAATACTACTAAAGCATTTAGTGAGTATATGGAAAACTTGGCAGCCTTACACGTTGACCTTTCGCATTCTGACGGGGAAAAACATTTTTTTAGAGGTGAATTGTCGGAGTTTTATGCCGGCTTTCGTGATAGTGTTAACTTTCCCGCACTTATTTTAGAAGGAAGCGAGTTGCAATTTACATCAGACCAAGCCCACAATAGTTTTAAGATTAGAGACACTTCATTTATGATTGTGCAGCATTACGCAGAGAGCGACGATTATGATGCTATTGCAGGCGCTTTTGATTTTTGCGAACAGATAGGCGATGATATATTCAGAAAAATTAACTCCGATAAGTACGACCCATGTTGTATGGTGATTAAAGATTTTCATTTTGATGATGTTTCGGCATTTCAAATTCAAAATGAAAAAGAAAGATATGCGGGATGGCGCTATACCATTGCACCGAAAACTCCTTTTTGTGATTTGGTGAATGAAGATAAATGGAAAAAATAGATTTATTAACCTTTAAATTAAATAGTTATGTTAAAAATTAGTCTTGTAAACAAAGCCCTTACTTTTAAAGAAGGAGAGAAGGAGTTTTCCATCAGTTTTAACCCGCAGCCTGCCTCCCTGGGCAATAGGGTGTTTTTTAGTTTTGCTGCAGCCGGCATAGTTTTTAAACGCAATTTTCACTATTCGGAAATTGTAGTTAATGACGCTGTGTTTGATAGCGCAGCAGAGACAGCCAGCGCAATAACCGTTCTAAGTTCGGTTTTTAACTTAGGTGGTGGAACATGCCCACAGCCATCGCCTAACAATTGGCAGTGGGTTAACGATATTTTTGAAGCCGACCCCGACCCGAATAAGAGGTTTATCCTTGTTTTTACCGATAGTATCCCATCGGTTGTATTGAATAGACAATCTCTTGGAAACGCAACGGCTTACTTTAAAACGAGCGATGGGGCTACTTATGATGGCAGCCAACCCGTAAATCATGTTTGGGATAACTCGAAAGATATTGAGGGTTATGGGTTTTATTTCAGGTATGTTACGGTGTACTCAATAGATAAAAATGTTATTTGTGATGGGGGGGCAAATCTAACCGTGAAATATGCACGGTTTGGAAACGGCGCAATTATAGACTCTATTTTGTTTCAGATGCAATATTTATTAGAGGGTGTTGGGTTTGAGAATGCAAAAATAACAAAGATTAACGATAACGCATTTCATTCCTGTCTTATGCTCAATTCTTTTGTTGTACCGAATGGGGTTACAAGTATTGGAAATAGCGCTTTTGAGAGTTGTTTTCTTCTGCATAAGTTATTTATTCCAAAAAGTGTTACAAGTGTTGCGTATAAAGCTTTTACCGGCTGTACTTTAATAAGGGTTGAAATTGAGGATGGGTGGGTTGCTCCTGCGCTTAATTTTTTACAGGAAACTGATTTTATGTTTTTTCCAGAAAGTGCGGCAAAACATTTTTTTACTAAACTTGGAAGCACAACAACCCCAACCATGCTTCAGTTTGGGTATCATTTATTAGAGCGGTGGAGCAGCGAAACAAAAGCCATAGCAACAAACAAAGGCTACTCATTATCTTAAAACAAAATATTGTGAATTTTAACGAAGTTGTTAACCGCCACCTATTTATTACAAATATTTAAAAATAAAATACTTATGTTAAGCAACGTGTTTAAAGTGCTTGAAGGCGACCTGTTCGGCTTGTTTATAGAACTGTGGATAATAGCCGGGTGCTGGCTGATGATGGTTGCATCTGTATTAGTTGACCTTTGGACCGGCGTTGAACGTGCCAAAAAATGCGGAGAAAAATTATTAAGTAGCGGTTTTAGGAGAACTATAGTAAAAATTAGCGACTACTGGCGCGTTATGTTTTTTGGCTTGGTGGTTGACTGTATCTTGTTTGTACTCCTTCCTTATAACGTTCCTTTTGGTTCGCTTGTTTTTACGACTGCCTGCTGCGCCATAGAAGGCAGAAGCGTAATAGAGAATTTACGGCTTAAAAAATCATCAGCCGCAAGCGTACCGGGAATTATCTTAGAATTACTTAAACAGTACGACCAAGAAAAGATTAACGGATTAATCCACATGTTGAAAAGATTAAATGAAAACCATGATGATAACAAGTAAATTTTTTAAAGAAGAAGAATTTAAGCGTTGTGTTCCGCCATGCTCGCTGCAAGATATGCAGCAAGAACATATAAACACACTTGACAGAATTAGGCAGCGTGCCGGCATTTCGATAAGTCTTAATTCTGCGTACCGTAGCACAGACTGGGAAAAAAGCAAAGGGCGCACCGGAAGCGGCGACCACCCGCAAGGTAACGGTACAGACTTGGCTGCTCCGGACAGTGCAACCAAATATAAAATATTAAAGGCAGCCATCGAAGAAGGAGTGAGAAGAATTGGTATTGCAAAGACATTTATACATATAGGCACAAGCAAAACCTTAGCACAGGGAGTGGTGTGGTTATATTAATTGGTTGAAATGCAAGAGCTTAAAATTGTTTACAAAAAAAAGGAAACCATACATCGAGCACCGGCTGCATTCGATGAGATGACACGCGAGCAGTTTATTTTAACAGCAGAGAACATCCTACGCTCCGCCATCGGGAGCCATGACAGCGATTGGTACT